ATGCACGCCAGTGTAGGAACTAGATTCATAGACATTTACTCAACGAACGAACATTTTAATAATGATCATAAAGAGATGGAGAATGTGCAGTTTGAATTAGTGAAAGCGTATCCTTCTGTAGATTTAGCAGTATATAAAGTGATTAATGCAATACCATTATGGAAAAAATGTAGAAATTTGTTCGTGGACGGCAACAGCAACAGTCCGTTGCATTATTTAGTTAATAGTATGTCAGCAGTGCCAGTAATATTAGGAAATAGCGTAGTACCAAATAGCGAGAAAGTAGATTATACATCATACATAGCGACAGGGAAGGTAGTTGAGTCAAGACATTTCGTGCATCCTCCCAAAACAGGCTATTACACACCGTGTGCTTCTAGTGGACTTTGTGGAACAGTATTGTGTAGTAGTGATGGCGGAGTAATTGGTTATCATGTAGCAGGATACGGAGAGACAGGGTTTTGCGTTGCACCGCCACAGAGCATTAAGGATGATATTAGAAAATTAATGGTGGATGGAGAGGACTGTAGCTTTGATTTAGACCCGAGAGTTATACCAGGAATGTCGGGAATGAGATTACGATATGAAGAGCCCATGAATGTCAATTTTGTACATGGCGAATCTTCATTTACTAAGACAATATTACACAGAGACTATTGTCCACAGATAGCACAATTAGAGAGTAACATATTTCAACACACAGGAGATAAGGAAGTCAAACATAAAGTGCCGCCCAATTTCCATGCGGAAGGCAAGCCCCAGAACTTGCTTAAGAAGGTAGCGAAGAAAACTTTCAAACACCAAGGTCATTTGTTAGAGGAGGAATTAGCATTTTTAGAGAAGTGTATAGACAGCATGATACCAGAATTTGGAGATTTAAATGATGATATCACGGCCTTCGGAGGAGATGGAATACCAGCGCTGAATAAGGATTCAAGTAACGGGTATGGTTGCCTGAAGAGCAAGCACGATTACTTCGACTTCGAACGTAAGATAATTAAGCAGGAAGGCAAGGATGTTATAGAAGAGTTTAGATTGGCAGCAGAGAGGGAGGATTATTCACCTCGTCATTTTGTATCAGTAGAGTCATTTAAGGATGAGTTGAGAGTACCAGAGAAAGCAGATATACCCAGGACATTTCGTGTAATGAGGATGCCACACATCTGGTAGACCAAGAAGATCTTTGGAGAATTGATAGCTTATTTTAAGGCCAATATGCATAAGTTTGGAATTGGAGTAGGATTTAATCCCTACAAAGACTTCGACCCCATGTTTAGGAAGTTGAGAGAGTGTAGCATTACTGGAGATATAGATTTTAAGGATGGGGATGATTCGATAATGGCTGCGT